TTCTTCGAACCCTTGTACTTCTCCATCACGGCGGTGGCGACTGGAGTGAACGTCTGGACGCCAGCGGTCGTTCCGTGGTTGCCGAAGTTCTCGATCTCGCCCACGGCGGTGTAGACCATCGAGGTCGCGCCGTAGCCGGCGGCATCGTAGGTGGCAGGCACCGACGCGGAGATCGCGAGGGCGGCGCCCGAGAGGGTCTGCAGGGTAGTGCGCGGTGCAGTCATGTCTGGTGCTCCTGTTGCTCGTGTTGGTTCAGGTCGCGGCGGTGATCACCGGCTTCTTGCACACCTCCAGGTCGATGGCGGACTTGCGCACGCTGTCGACGGTCCCGTCCTGGAATTCGCGTTTGGTCACGAGCACTTCGAGGAAGTGCGTCTCCGCGGTCGCCTCGCCCTGCCCGAGCGGGTAGACGATCTTGGCGCTGTAGCGGTTGGTGGATTCCACCGCGGTCTCCACCAGCGCCTGGCCGGCGTCACTCGGGAGATAGCCGACCACGAGGTTCATGACCCCGTAGTTCTTGGAGCCCTTGTATTTCTCCATGACCGCGGAGCCCACGGGCGTGAAGGTCTGCACGCCTGCCGTGGTTCCGTGATTTCCGAAGTTCTCGATCTCGCCGATCTGGGTCCAGGACAGCGCCGTGTAGCCGGCGTTGTCGTAGGTGGCAGGCAAGGTGGCCGACAGCGACAGCTGTGCGCCCGACAGAGTCTGCAGCGTGGTGCGTTGCGTCATGGTGCTGGTCCTTTGCTGGAAAAAGAAAAGCCCGCGGCGCGGGCGGGCATTACCCCTTGCGGGGAATCAGGTGGAAGGGAAGGGGCGCTACTGGATCGGTCGGTCCGGAATCACCAGCAGCACTCCGTCGCCGATGTACAGGACGCTCTCAGCGGGCCATTCATTGGCCCAGCGCGCGACCCATTGAGCCGTGCGGCTTGCGATCCGCCAGAGCGCTCTCATGGCAGCTGGTGTTCAAGGTGTTCGTCTTGGGCGCCGACCGCCAGGTCCACGATCTCGATGCCGCGCGCGCGCAGATCGGCCACAAGGGCTTCGAACGCTTTCGTGATGCCAGGATACGCACCGTCGTAGCGCGCCTCGTAGGCGTCGGTGTCGAAGCCGGCCAGCACGATGCGCGCGGCGCCCACCATGGCAGCCACGCGGATGGCCAGGACGCCGGTGTTGCGCAGCTCGATGACGTGGCCGCGCGCAAGCTCCACGCGCTCGTACCACATGCCCACGTACTGCCCGGGACCGTCACCAGGCGTGCCCACCACGTACAGGCCTTCGAATTCGTCCGGCCCGGTGTTGCCGTCGATGGCCACCATCACGTCGGCCTGCGGGTACGCTTCGATCGCGCGGCTGGCGGCGATCACCTTGCAGCCGGCCGGCAGGAGCTTCAGGTGGTCCGGCAGGCTCGCCGAGTTGCCCAGGACAGCAATGGTCTGGCCGGCCCACGCGCCATTCAGGGTGAACGCTTTGGTCATGAGTTGCTCTCGTCGAAGGTGATTCGCAGGTCCTGCGTCTGGCACACGGCGCCCTCTTCCGTCTGGAAGTCCGGGCCGCTGCCGTCCAGGCGGCAGGTGATGGCCTTGTAGTTCCCGACATCGCCGACATAGTCTCGGCAGGCGCGGCGGACCTCCTTCATGACCTGGCTGCAGGCTGGGTAAGCCGGGGCCATCACCGTGACCTGCACGCGCGCCGTGACCTTCACCTGCGGTTTCGGCGAGCGGTATCCAGCGACGTTGGTGCGATCCGTGGAGACGATCTCGCTGATGCCGATACAAGGCAAGGTCGTGCCCTGCGGAACGACTCCGACGAACACCCGGTCGGACGGAACGGTGCTGAAAAGCGTGGGGTCCGCGATCATCAGCTGGCGAGCGATGGCGACGGAACTCATTGGATGTCGACCTCAATGTCGGAAGTGTCCAAGCCGTACTTCGTGGCCAGCTTGGACTTCACGTACTCCGCGGCCGCGCTGATCGCCTCGTCGGCGCGCGTTTCCAGCGCCACCCGAAAGAACGGCTCCGGATGAAAGCCCGGGTGGTGGACCTCCTCGCGGAAGTCGCCGTCGAAAAAGAGCGTCTTGGCCTTGCGGGCCTTGATTTCGTGCGGCGCCGCTCCGGTGTATTCGAGCCAGTACGCCACGAAGGCGTGCTTTCCAGTGATCACCACACGAGCAATGATCTTGGTGCCGTCCTTCTTCGTCGCGATCTTGATGCCCCGGGCAAGCTCTCCGCTCTTGTGCGCCACCCTGCGCTGCGCTTCCTCGGCGATCGGCTTGGCGCCTGCACGTACCGCACCGCGCAGCACGCCTGCGGCCATCTTCTCGGGCAGCTGCTGCAAGAAGGTGGCCAGTTCGCTCAGGCCATTGACCTTGATTTCGCTGATCATGTCGAGTCCCCAGTCGTTGAGAACGACTCGCACACGAACTCCAGTCCTTCCTTGAACCCGAGCTCGTTGGGGCCAGCGGTGATCTTGGACACCCGGTTGCCGCGATCGATCTGCGTCACGCGCATATCGGTCGTGATGTCCGAGCGCCAGCGAATCGTGAAGCGAGTGCGCCTGGCGTCCTGACGGATCGCGGCCTGCGTCTCTTCCTTCCTGATCATGAAGTCCGCGGCCTTGGCCCAGACCGTAGCCACCGCGACCCAGACATCCGGCTGCGGGCCGAACTCCGGATCGATCACGCGCGTGGGCCGCTCGATCAGGATGCGCTGGTTCAACTCACCGGCTTTGAGCATCAGGCCACCAGCACTCGGTAGTCGTTGAGGATCTCGTCAACGTACGGAAGTGCCATGAGGGCGGCGTTCGCGACCTCTTCGCGATTGGCGTAGGCCGCCCCGATGCGCAGCAGCATCCAGCTGACAAGGCCCTCGGGAACCTCTGCCGCATCGCCATAGCCGCATACGAAGGTGATCTCCACCGAGTTTGCGCGCCGCTTCGTCGCCGGCCACGTGGTGTCAGGCGCTGGAGTGATCCGCCCAGGCTCGCTGTAGATGTCCACCAGATACTGGCTGGGATCGAGCGTCTGCTGGGCGTTGTTCTCGTCGTAGTAGGTGATGCTCACCACCGACTGCAACGGAGGACGCGGCAGCATGATCTCGTAGCCGGTCGTGCCATCCGGACGCACCTGTGACAGCGGCCCGGGGCTCGTCCCCCACTGCGGCCCGTACCAGTTCGCCGAGGAGACGTTCATGGAGGGCCGCGGGAACTCGTCGAGCGCCACCTTCCTTGTCTGCGTCACCAGTGCGCGCCGGCAGATGTCCTCGGCGAACTTGCGCGCCGCCACGATGCTGCGCTCGATCCAGGCTGTCTGCGCCGTTGCCGTGTCGGAGTCGATCCGCAGGTGATCGGCAACGTCACTCACCGTGATGGGCTCCGCGGAAGGCGCAACGGTCACGATGGAAGGAGTCATTCGTTCACCTTGGGTAGGTAAGGCCAGCGGATTACTTCACTTCCGGCGCGCGCCGCGAGGCCGCGACTTCCCGGGCTTGCAGCGCTTCGGCTTCCACCAGTGCATTGGGATGCCGCGCGTGGCAGTAGCGCTCTTCGATGTCTTCGGCCGTGGGCAACTGCGTGCGCTCGGCCTTTTCCACCACGATGCGTCCGGCTTCGCGCCGGAACTTCAGATCCACGGTGTCGTAACCGTAGAAGCGCTCGGCCTGGTCGTTCAGCGCATCCAGCAGGGTCGACGTCTTTGGAATCACGATCTTCACGCCCCTTGCTACTGCCTGGCCCACCCAATACTCGACGCAGGCGCGGCCCTTTTCCGCGTCGTGCGCGTTCGGGTACGTGAAGTCCATGCCGAAGAGACTGAGCTTCTTCACCCCGATGTGCAGCGCGTAGGCCACGGCATAGGCGGCGGTGTTGTTGAAGTAGGCGTGATCGAACTGGTTGACCACCGCCTCCAGAGGGAACTCCACCAGGCCTGGAAAGTCCGGGTGCGCGCGGCTCGTGACCACCGGCCCGGGGTGCTGGCGCAGCCACTGCAGCATCGCGGCAATGTTCGAATCCGGCTCTGCGTCCGCGCGGATCTGCTGGATGCGAACGTCGTCCATGTGGAAGACGCGGTCGTGCGCCAGCACGTCCCCGTAGGCGTTGATCACCCAAGTCTCATCGCAGTACTTGTGGCGACCACCCAGCCCGCGCGCGATCGACACGTACTGCGCGCTGGAGGGGCCAAGGCCGACGATGGACACGTGCTTGGGCGCCGAATTCACCGGTGCAGCGATCTGCGCAGGTTCCGGAGCGCGCTCTGCCTCGTCGTGGATCGAGATCGCCACCAAGGTGCGGCCGTTCACGCCCACTTCGACAGGTGAGTGCGGTCCTTCCTGGCCAGCCCACACGATCGTCTGCCAGCCCGCATCCGCCAGCAGCCGGTTGAACTGCACCTTCGTGTAGTGCCTGTGGTGGAAAGCGTAGCCCTTGAAAGGGAAGACCTCCTCGTTGGGCACGCTTGCCAGCAGCGCGCCCGCAACATCACGCAGCTTGCGCAGCATCGGAAGCGGATCCGCGACGTGCTCGATCATCTCGAAGCAGGTGGCCGCTGCCGCCGGCGGAAGGTCGATGCGCAAGGCGTCACCGGTCACGAACGTGATGTTCTCGTGCCCGTAGTGCGCCTTGGCGTAGGCGATGGTCTCTGCGTCCACGTCGATCGCCAGTACCCGCATGCCGGCCGCTGCCAGGATGCTGGCGCCGTAGCCGATGCCGCAGCCCACGTCGATCACGAAGCTACCTGGCTTGAGAGCCGAGACCGCCCACCGATAGCGCGCGACATGGTCTGCGCGGATTCCGCCCACCGTGGGCGCCACTTGGCGCTCTCCACTGTTCAAGGTCATTGGGAACTCTCTCGCCAGAGTGGAATGGGGTGCCGAGTTTCACGGCGCCGCGCGGGCGAGCGCGCGACCTGTTACCGAAGTCCCGATTACGGGTTGGAAGTGGGCGCGACCACCGGATTCATCAGCACCGCCGTGACCGCGATCGGCGTGCCGGCGGTGACCGTGGAGCTCACGCTCAGGTTCACGTAGCGCTTGTTGCCCTTGTAGCCGATGCGCTTGGAGACGTTCTTGCTCACGCCGGAGGTGCGCGGGGTCGCGGCAGCCAGGCCGGCGAGCAGCTCGGTGCCCAGCATGTCGGCGTCGGCCACGCTGGTGAGCGTGCCGGTGACGTCGCCTTCCTTCATGACCGTGGTGAACACGGCGTTCGTCGCGGTGACCGTGCCGTAGTCCACGATGAACTCCACCGAGTCGTAGCCGGAGCGATCGATGACCACGCCGGTCTTGCCCGTGCCCGTGGTGCCAACGGCGACCGGCGAGATCACCCGCAGCGCCGTCATCTTGCTGTGCATGTCTTTCATGACTTGGACCTTTCGGAAGAACTTGGAATGAAGAAGGGGCGCCCGAAGGCGCCCTCGTCACCTCAGGTGGATCAGCCCAGCTTCAGCGCCTTGATCGCCTCGGAGTTCAGCAGGGTGCCGCCCAGGCGCTTGGTGGTGTAGAAGCCGATGTTCGGCTTGTTGGTGAAGGGGTCGCGGATGACGCGCGTGCCGATGCGGTCCACGATCAGGTAGCCCAGCTTGAAGTTGCCGAACACCAGCGACAGGCTGTTGGCTGCCATCGCGGGGATGTCTTCGGCCTCCACCACCGGGTAGCCCAGGATCGTGTCGTTCACGCCCGGCGCGGTGGTCGGCGTGAACACGTAGCGGCCCTGGTAGTCCTTGAAGCCCATGATCGTGAAGAGCACGGCCTTGTTGGTCACCCAGCGGCAGCCGGGGCGATACAGCGCCTTCATCTTGCCCACCAGCGTGTACAGGTCGTCCACCGGGTTCACGGTGCTCGTGAGCGTCTTGAACGCGCCGGACGCACCGGTGCCCACCACCTGGATCGTGCCGAAGGCGCGCGTGGCGTCGTCGGTCGTCGCGGTGGGACCTGCCAGGAACCCCTTGGGCTGGTTCACGCCGGTGCCGCTGATGAACGCCGCGCCCTCGGCCCGCGAGAACTCGGTGGCCACTTCGTCGGCCAGCCATTGCTCCGCGTTGAAGAACACGTCATCCAGCATCTGCTGCGTGGCCTGCGGGTTCGCGTACAGCTCGCCCATCGGCGGGGCGATGTCCACCAGCTGCGGCGTGTTCGTGGCGATGCGCGCCGCCGTCTCGCCAACCCAGCCGGAGGTCGTCCCGCGGGTGTTGATCAGCTTGTGGAAGTCGCTGGTGCTGGTCTGCTGCACCTGCGCGATCGCGCGGATCGGCGAGATGTTCACCGCGATCGCGTCGATCATGCCGTCGATCACCTTGGGCACCGCATAGCCGCCGTCGGCGCCGGAGCCGATCGACAGGGCCTTCTGCTCGATGGCCTTGTCGAACTCCACGCCCTTGCGGATGTAGCCGTTGAACGCCTTCTTGTGCTCCTCGGACGCTTGGTCGATCGGCTTGCCGTCGGCGCCCACGGGCGGGCGCTTGGCCTTGGCCTCCAGGTCTTCGAGCAGCTTCTTGTGCTCGGCCATGTCGGCCGCGATCTTCTGCAGCTTGGCCTCGAAGTCGGCGACGGCGCCGCCCTTCTTCAGCTCTTCGAGCTTGGCGTCGTTGGTCTTCTTGAATTCCTCGAACGCGCGGTTGCTGGCCTCGATCGCCTTGAGGATTTCGCTCTGGTCGGACATTTCAATTCCTTTCGGGAACGAAAAAGCCGCCTCGAGGGCGGCTTCGTTGGGTTGCTGGAAAGCCTTGCGGCTACACGGACGTGCGGAGCATCTCCTGGCGCTGCATCAGCGCGGCGATGACCCGTTTCGCTTCGGTCTCTTCGTCGGCATCACGCCGAATCAGGGACTTCAGCCGCGCCACGATCGCCGTGGCTTCAGAGCGCGAGAACCCGCCGGCATCCCGCAGGTAGGCCTCCGCGCTCTTGAAATCGGTGACGGCGGCGAGGGACTTCACGCTGTCCACGCGCGCCAGGTCGTTCATCGGGAAGGTGACCAGCGAGCACTCCCACAGGTCGGCCTGCATGATCGTGCGCACGCCGGTCTTCTGGTCCCAGGAGTCCGCGCGCGTGAGAAAGCCGATCGAAAGCCCCGAAATGGCCTTCATCTGCAGCAGCTCGTAGGCTTCGGCTCCGCGCTGGGTCTTCAGCGCGAGTTGGCCCTCGACGGACAGGCCGTGGTCGTCCTCGGTGATGCTGGTGTACACCCCGATCGGCTCGTCGCAGTTGTGCTGCCACAGCAGCGCCGGCATGCGGCCCTTGGCCTTCCAGTCCTTCAGGGACTGCGCGAAGGCGCCTGGCGCCACGATGTCGCAGCCATCGTCTTCGACCCCATACACGCTGCCGTAGCCGGAGAAGACGCCGGTCTCGCCCACGCTCTTGATCTCGAAGCCGCAGGACAAGTGGGACTTCGTGGCAAGGGTGCGGCCGGAGGACTTGCCCCCGTCGATCTGGGTGATCAGCTTGCCCGCGGCATCGTAGATCCCGGTGGCGTCCTGCTGGCTTGCGCGCTGGCGAATCGCGATCAGCGCCGAGCGATACAGATCACCGCCTTTCCCGATCGGATACTTGTAGTGCTCTCGCGTCTCGTTGTTCACCTCCGGATCGACACCGAGAAACCACTTCGAGTACGCGCCCCAGTCATCACCACTGGGACCGAGCATGGCGTCTCCATCGCTCGCATCGAACGCCCAGGAGTCGTCCCGGTTCACCTTGCCCGCGTCGATCAGCGAGCGCGCGTGCTTTTCACCAGCGCCATTGAGCATCACAGCCATGGGAGTGCCTTTCAGTGCTCGGACCAACCCACCTCTGGGGCGTAGGAGGCCGCCACAGGCGTGGTGCCGGCGGCATAGAACAGGTACAGCAGGGCCGATTGCTGCGGCCCGATGATGACGGGAGGCAACGCCATGGAGATCACGTTCGGGCTTGCGACGGTGATCACGCCGCTGGGTGCCTTGGCGCCGCCCGCGAAGACGAAGTGCTTTGTCTCGCCGACCACATCGGCCACCGTCGCCGAGACAGTCGGCCGCACGGTGCGCAAGCCACACAGCGTGCGCGCGTTCGCACCGGCCGCTGCGGCCACCGGGCCTGCGTAGACGACGCCAGCAGCGACCGGCGCAACAGCCATGTTGGCCGACTTGGGCGCAAGGCTCGTGCCGCCGGAGGCGTAACGCAGGATGTCGTCGATCACGAGCGCAGCCTGGATCAGCGAGAGTCCAGAGGCCGCCGAGCCGGCTGCGGTCGTCACGAGGTCCACGTAATCCAGGTAGATCTTCTTGCCGCCGACGGCCGCCGTATTCTGGATCAACAGGAATGGCGCCGTGGCGGAGAAGCCAAGCGTGGTCGTCATCGCCACGCCGGTCTGCGCGTTGTTGGCGACGAAGAAGGCGCCCTCGTCGTTCTGCGTCTGCGGGGTCTGGTGGATCATCTTGCGAGCTCCTGCCGGTGCGTCAGGTCCAGGTTGCGACTTCCCAGCCGGCCGCTTCCGCTCTCGCGCGAGCTGCCTTGCCTTCCGCGTAGTCGCTGGCCTGCCTGCCGTCACGCACGGCATCAGGCATGGAGTTGTGGTAGCCGGCGTGCCACGCGTGTGACTTTCCTGCGCCAGTAGGCAGCGCTTCCTTCGGCGGCGTTCCGGCGGGGATCATGTTCAGCGGCTGCAGCGGCTCGTCCAGCTTGTCCAGGGGGTTGAGGATCACGCCCAATTCGCTTTCCATGCGGCGGGCCTCATTGCGAACCAGCCAGCCGTCCAGGATGCCGTTGTGGTAGTAGAGCCCGCGCGCAGCGGCGTCACCTCGCAGCAGCGACGCGACGTTGAACTTCACGTGCAGCGACTTCTTGTCGTCGGCGCTGAAAAGATCGCGCCGAATGGCCTTTTCGATGCGATTGAGCCACGGCATCAGGCTGTAGCTGATGAATTCCATGCTCATTTGCTCGATGTTGGAGAACGTCGCCTTCTCCAAATCGTTGATCAAGTGCGCGGGAACCCGGAACAGCGCCGCAATCTCGCTGCGCTGGTATTTGCGCGTCTCCAGGAACTGGGCATCGTCGGCGTTCATCGAGATCTTCTCGAATTTCGCGCCTTCCTCCAGGATGGCCGTCTTGTGCGCGTTCTCGCCGCTGGTGGCAGCATCGAAGCTGGCCTTTAGGCGCTGATATGCCTCGTCCGACATCTTGTTCGGATGCGTGAGCACGCCGCCCATCTTCGCGCCGTTGCGGAACAGCTGGCTGCCGAACTTCTCGGTCGCCAGCGCCAGGCCGATGGATTCGCGCGCATAGGCGATCGGCGAGATCCCCAGCCAGCCATTGAGCGTCAGCCCCCGGACATGGAAGATTTCCCCGGGCTGCATGTCCTTGAAGCTGCCATCGGTCAGCGTGATCTGGTACGCGAGCTGAAAGCCAGACTTCATCTCCACGCGCACCACGTCGGGGTGCAGCGGCAGGAGCTCCACGATGCGCCCAGTGCTGGCCCGGTTCACGTACGCGTAGGCGTTGCCCCGCAGGCAAAGCGACGCCACCAGCATCTCGAAGAATTCGACGCTGGTCTGGAAGTCGTTGGGCTGGTGGTGCAGCAGTTCGAACAGCGGGTGGGCTCGGGCGAGCTGCCTCGCACCGTTGGCGCCTTCCTGGTAGAGGCTGCAGGGCAACATCCCGACCGACTGCGCCAGCACCTGCACACAGGAATACACCGCACCCGCCTGCATTGCGGTCTGCGGGTTGACCACGATCCCGGAGGCCGAGACGCCGCCTCCGAAGGCCCAGGCAAGAAACCGCTCCAAGACGCCCCAATCTGGGCTGGAGCTCTTGCGCTCCAGGGCGGCCAGCAGCCCCATTACCGACGCACTCCAAGC